CAGCAACAGACTGAGTTGCGCCAATGTTAATGCGACCAGCAGTTGTCGCATTGGTGCGGATAAAACCTCGGAAGTTGATGTGATAGGTAAGTGCCGCCGTTGAAGTTATAGTGCCATCGGCATTTGTATTCGCCGCATTGACACCACCTACGCTGACATAAGTTGAAGAAGTTTGATTAGCATTAAAGATTAGACGGGCAGACTGTTCAGTTAATGTGGTTAAAGCGCTAGTGTTGTAATAGATAAGTGACAAACGGGCAGAAGCAACAGTACCCGACAATTTTGTATTTAACTGTAACATCCCGTCAAAAGCGTAAGTTGTGTCTGCTTCAACATTGAAATATTGAATAGTGCCAGCAGAGTTTCTGAATACTGCTTCTGGGGTTGTGTCGTTTGTTGCTTTAGTTGGCGAAGTAATAAGAACCGCTTTACCGACAAGTGCCGCACCGTAGGTGTGACCAGTACCAGCATTGCCAATAGGTACTAGCGAAGTCGTACCCAACAAACCTGCACTTGTGTTAGTGACAATGCCAGCCGTACTTAAAGCGGTATCTGTAATGTTTGGCGTAGTAATAGCACCAGCAGAATCAATCTTGGCAAGAATCGTTGAACCATCAGATTGTGTGACTTCAAGAATGTTTGCTGACTGTGTTGCGCTGTTGCGTTTGACTCTTAAACCAACAGTGGCATCTGCACCAGTAGCAATAATCTGTGTGCCAGTTGTGAAAGTGTTAGAAGTTGTAAGTGATGCTTTGCTGGTGTCACTACCATGCACATGATCTGCGCGAGCGTATCTGGTTGAAGTTCCAACCGCAGCAGTGCCATCCATCACTGGAGTTGTGGCTGAAGCCTGACCAAGAACAAACGCAGTAGAAGCGATCTGTGTAGTGTTCGTATCCACTGCCGCAGTTGTTGTAGTTGGTGTACCAGTTAATGCTGGTGATGCTAGTGGTGCTTTTAGTGCATCAGAATCGGCAACAGTTTTAACACTGTTTGGTGTTGCGGCTGTTGTGGTAGATGTAGATGAAGTTGAATCGGTTAATTGAACTGCACCTGCAACTGTAGTAGTGGCTGAAGCGATACTGACCGTAGGTGTTACGCCCGTTGTTACAGAAATTGGTAATGTTCCAGATACTGAACTGACTTTACCGTTTGCTAAATCGTATGCAGTTTTAACGCTATTAGGGGTAGCCGCTGTTGTGGTGCTGGTGCTTGCAGTTGAATCAGTTAATTGCACCGCACCCTTAACCGTAGTGCTTGCATCACTAATACCAATAGTGCCAGTGCTAGTGATCGTGCCACCAGTCAAAGGTGAAGAAGCGGTAATGGAAGTAATTGCTGGTGGTGTCAGGATCTGAACCCAGTTACCCAAAACTGTTGGCGGTGAAGTTTGTAAAATAAAAGTTTGGTTAGTGTCAGTGCGTACAGCAACATCACCCACCTGCGCAGTCAAAGCCAACATAGCCGCCTGCGAAGCAACAACAAAAGTATCACTAATTGCTAGTGGTGGTAGTTGGCTAGTAGGTATTAAACCTGATCCGTCTAGTGAAGCGACACCATTAACTGCGCCTACTAAAGTTGTTGCTACTGCACCTAAGTTTGTTAAAGCGGTAGATGCTGTGATTGCGCCTGTTCCACCATTAGTAATTGCAACAGTGCCAGTAACATTTGCGGCAGTGCCTGTGATGTTGCCTGAAGTTAGTGCAAGTGTGCCTGACCCTGCAGGTAGTGAAAGATTAACTGCGCCCTGTGCGGTGATTACAGAAGTGCCACCACCTGTTGCAACAACATTTACTGCTTTACCTGCACCTGTTGTAATGTTGCCAGTTGTTGTGATGCCGCCAGTGCCTGCAGAAACTCTACCTAAAGTACCTGAAGCAACACTTAAACTACCCGTTACATCTAATTGCACAAGGGCTGAAGCAGTTGAACCGTTAGTTGTTACAGGTATTGCAGTAACTGCACCTGTGCCGTTGCCTACAACTACCTGACCTGAAGTAAGTGTTGTTTTGCCTGTGCCACCATTAGCCACAGCAACAGTGCCAGTCACATTAGATGCTGTGCCTGTGGTGTTTTGATTAAGTGTTGGAATACGGGCAGAATCAATAGTGCCTGAAGTAATCTGTGTACCACTAATGGCTATAGCAGTTTGATCAATGCCAACAGTTTGTGTACCAGAATTGTAAGTTATTGGTGATGTTGCCGCGACAACACCTGCAGCACCAGTAGCACCTTGCGCACCAACACTAGAAACTGTGACTGTGTAAACCTGTGGCGAAACTTCAACAATAACAGGTGTGCTAACAACAGTTATGTCACTCATTGTGTCACCTGTGGTGTAACTGTCATAGATCCCTGAATTAGTCGCGTTACTTGACCGCCACCTGATGTTATTTCAAAATCGTAAACCCACCGCCCCAAAGGGAAAGTGTTAGTTTGCGCGTTCGTGAAAGTCCAAGAAAAAGAACCATTACCCAGGGTGATACCGCTACTGTTTGTTAAAGTTACAAACGCTGTGGGCGCACCGTATTGTGTGCGTGCCTGTAGTTTCGCTGTGTAACTTGTTAGGTCTGTGCCAGCAATAGTGAAACTAAATGACTGGTCTGTGCCTTGTGGGATCGTAATGTTTAATACGCCTGGTTGCATTTAGACCCCAGAATACAAAACAGAAACAGACCCTGCTGGTGAAGAAGCACAAATAACATAAAGTGCATCATTAGCGTTAAGCCAAATTTGTAGACTTGAACCGTTTGTGATGCCATTGCCAACTGTTGCACCAGTTGCGGTAATAGTTGGATCACCTACATAAATGGTTGCGCCTGTGTTATTGAAAACCTGCACTGCAGTGTAAGGTACACCGCCAGGTATTTGAACAAGAACCTTTGCTGATGTATTTACAGTTGTGTTTGTATGCACTAACGCCATGTTTTACCCCTTTATTGGTTATGGTCTATTTTGCCACACTTGTGGTGTGTTTATCTATTCAGGTAAAGATTTAATGCGCTTATCTAATTCTTGTTGCGCACCTTCATAACCTTCGTCTGCCAGATGTACCAGGTTACTTAATGTTTCTTCTGCTAAATCAATGTTGTTCAAACAAGTTTCTTCTGTCATGCTTTCCACCCAAATTCTTTAGCCGCCAATTGAACAAACGCGTTATCTGTTTTACCTGCAGTGTTAAACCATTCAGCAAAACATTCTGCATACATTTCCCAAGTTTTACTTAACCCGTAGCCACTAACAAACCCTAATTCTTTGTTTTGATCATAAAGTTTTTTAATAACTAAGTTTTCGTTATTGCCCTGAATGGCGTGACCCCACTCATGCGTAAGGGTGTATTCCATTTGTGATACATCAGCCAATGAAGGCATTTTGTAATCACCAGCCGTTTTTAGATTAGGCTTAGTGCCTTCTTCATTTAACAAATGAGTAGGGCTTAATCTAATGTCATGATCACCAGCAATTGCATGCCCGTATACATTTCTTGCTTTAACGCCACCTAAATGTAGTGTCATGCCATCTCTAGGATTAGCGGCTTGTAATTTTTCTAAACGATCAGTTAAGCGTTTAATAAATTTAGGGTTTAACTTTTTGTTGTAAACCTTAATTTGAATACTGCCATTTTTTAAGATTTTGCCGTTCTTCAAAAATGCTTGTGTTTGTTTATCAAATTTAACCATGCGTTCAGCACTTCTTTGCGCCGCTTCTATGCCTTGTGTTTGCGCCATACGGGTGTAATAAATGCTTGACAGTAATTCGTCTACTTCTTTTTGCACAGCCCGTTCTGCAGACATTTCTACCCATTGCCCAGGGATAAATTCAGTACGCGCTAATTCATCTTCTAATGATGTAGTTGGTGCTTCATCTACCACACCATCATGTATCACATTGTCTGCACCTTCAACAGATACTTCTTCAATAGCAGGTGCTTCAACAGGTGGTTCTTCCACAGGTGCTTCAACAGTGCCACCATCTTCATCTACAACAGGTGCAACATCACACACACAATTAGGGTGCGCTGGTGGTTCAGTATCGCCACTAGGGAAATCGTCACCCAGGGAAACAATAACCCCATCATTCTCTGCACACACATCACACGGGTCACCTACTAGCCATTCAAGTGCGCCCACACCTTCAGCCCTGTATTGTTCCAAGTTTGATTGAATAAGTGCGTTAGCGGTTTCAGTACGCGCAATAACCATAGCCCTAGCAGGATCATTCAACACACCATTAACCATGCTTGCCGTTTGTTGAATACCTAAACCCTGCGACAAACTAGCACCAAGTTGTGTACCGATACGGTCAAGCATTGAAGCAGAAATACCTTGCACAGTTATGCCACGCGAATCCAGTAAAGACTGCAGCCCGTTAGGTGGATCAATTAACGCCGCCGCACCTTCGTTACCTGGTTGCCAGTTAGCCCACGGATCACCAGACAGTAAACCTAACTCTTGTTGCGCATCAGCCTGCCCAAACGCCCAGCCTGAACCATAAACTTGCGCCATAACTTGTTCAAGTTGTTTGTCATTAAGTTTAATGTTTAGGTTAGCCCACGCCCTAGCAGAATCAACTTGTGGTGATTTCGCGTAAGCCGCACCATGAGAGTCAATAAACTTTTTGGCAATACTGTCACCATCACCCATAGCGCGTAGTGCTGAAAGTATCAGAAGCGCATTACGGTTAATGGTTTCCTGTTTAGCCCCATTTCTAGGGCTTACACTTTTTTTAGAACACCATCCACAAGGGCTTTAATAAGTTCACTGTCACCAGTTTTGTATGCCGCGTTTAATGCCATACCTTGCATGGTGTCCACTGTGACAAATTCAAATTCGCGATCCTGTGACTTTTTAGCCCACTTTAGAAACGCTTTAACTTCAGCCTGTTGTGCCTGCGCATTGTCAGCCACCACCACAGCATCTTCATCTACAGGGTTATCTAAAGGTTCAATAGGGTTAGTTGGTGTATCTGCAGGGGTAGCGGTGTCAGTACCCACAGCAATGATACCTTCAGGGCTGATAAAGAACGCATTAGCACCAGCATGGATCATAGGCATGTCAGCATAGGGTGAATCAATTAGTGGTAAACCTAGTTCTGCTTTTGCTTCGTTTAGGGTGCGTTGCCCACTGTTGATTTCCACTTGTCTACGCGTTGCGCCTTCTTGCGTGTCCGACTCATTACCTGAAACAAACCTGAATACAAGTTCGCGTGGCATACCTAAGAAGCGGTAACTAATGTCAGATAGTTGCTGTTCAATCCATTTCTGTAACGGTTCAGAACCTAAACGGTTAGCCGATTCTGCTTCACCTTGTTGGTGTCCACTGCTACCTAAACCACCTGCACCACTGTAACCAATCTCTGTAGGCAAAACCCCAAAGTGTCCAGTGATAGAAGTAATCAAATAAGTATCTAAAGTGTCGTTAAACTTTTCACTATGCCCCGTGTTATCTACAGGGTCTAAACCTGGTGGCAGAATCCTAGCCCGTCTGCGTTGTTCAATCTGCCCACTAAGATCATCATTCAAAATGTTTTCATAGGCACGCAGTTGGTCTGGTGTGACATTGAAAGTTTTATCTGGTTTCAGCATCATGTCTGGCATTACACCATTGGTGTATTCTGCGCGTAACCATTGTTGGCGTTTAACATAAATGTCTGCTACTGGTAGTGCGCGTTCAACAGGGCTGTAACCGTATGGTGTCCAGGTGCGGTGGTTGCGTTTCAAATAAATTAGTTCATCTGCACTGAATGCGCCATCTAAGTCTGGGTCATCTGATGTTGGTAAAAATTCGCCGCGTGGGAATCCGTACAAGATTTGTTGGTACGCTGGTCCAGTTACAGGGCGTGTACCGTATTCGTTTAGTACGGGTTTGATGGTTGATGCATCTATGATTTCTAAACTATGTAGTTCACCTTTAAGGTCTGGGTGTGGATAGATCGCTAAAGCATCTAGTACCAGTAGATCTTCTAGTGCCATGTTTAGCCAGTCTTTGAACCCTAGCCCACTGATGCGGTCTGGTGTTTGCCAAAAGTTTTTGGCGCGTGTGATTTCGTCACCGTATTCGTCACGGGCATCTTGCATAGCGCGTACATGGTTTTTGTCTGAACCTTTAGCAAACAGTTCACTAGCACTATCTGAAAAGGTAATGTCCCAGTCCATGCCAGCCATTTTAGATTTCAACACTTCAACACACCTGCGCAAAATGTCTATCTGATCTGCGGCTAGGCGTAAAGCCTTCCACGGTACTAGGCGTTGTTCAGTAACAAACACATTCCATGCAACAGGGTATTCAAACCTGCGTGGGTCTGGTCTGCCATCTTCACCAACTTGGTTAATAGCCGCAGGTGTTAAAGGGTTACCTGGTCCAAATGGTGTAGCAGCATAAAAGGGGTTACGGTTTATTTCTTGGAACACACCAGTTTGGTATGCCTGGTTAGCGATCTCGCGTAGTTCTTCTTGTGTAAAGGTTTGGGTCACCGCACCTGCAGGTAGTGATGGTGCTGCTTTTTCTATACCTAGTGCGGTACGGATGCGGTCACTTATCGCCATTTAATTTACACTCTTTTCTTGTGGTCACTCTTGATGTAACGGGGCGTTGCATCCTGAACACATGCTGTAACTACGGGGCATAGGTAAGTTACAATTGTGGCAGAATACGGCAAGGTTATTCAAGTACCCTACAAGGTTTGAACCTTCTAGTAAATCTGTTAAAGCCCACACTAGGGCATCTAACCTGTCTGGGCTTTTGGGATCGTCTGGTGTCCATGTGGTCATTTGGGTTTCTAGATCGTCAAACACATTGGTGTGATGGACTCTGCCTTGTTCGTACCATGCGGCTACTGGTTCTGCCCTAAGTTGTTTGCCCCTGGTTGCGCGTACTTGTTTCACATACACGCTTGAATCTATTTGCCCTATTAGTGTGGGGATCATGTCACCACCGTTGTTTACTTCCACAACTATGGCATCAGCGTTGTAGGTGCGGTATGCATCTACTGCGCGTTGCGCCCACTGCATTGGTGAAGATTTTGTTGTGTGGTCTGCCAAGATGTATGCCTGCCCATCATTTGATTTACCTGCAACGATTATGCCCGTTTCGTCTGATGTTTCGTTGGCGGTTACTGCAGGGTCTATCGCTACCACTATGCGCTGTAATCCTATTGGTGCTGTGTCTATCCTGTATTGGTCTATGTTTGTTTGGTGGAATAGGGCGTTGGGGTTATCGTCTAAGATTTCGCCATACAGTTCTTGCTTACCTAACCTAGTGTTGGCGTAGCGTGCCTGTAGTTCTGCTAAGGCGGCTGGTGCAAGGTTCTTAGCATTGTCAAAGGTTGAACCCCTGGTAACGGTTACTGTGCCATCTGTACGGGCTACCAGGTTACGCACAAGTGCTTTGGGTCTGGGTGTTGTTGTTACTACTGTTTGTGGGTGTTGCCCTAGCCGTAAACCAAACTGTAGTTGATCCCACACATCTGGGTATTTGAATGCTGCTAGTTCGTCACACCAGGCGTAGTGGTGTTGCGCACCACGCAGACGGTCTGGTTCGTCTGCGCTAAAGATTTTGATACGGCTACCGTTAGTTAGTTTGATTTCGCCTATGGATCTGTTCCAGCCGTTAGGTTCACGCAATACCCCGTACCTGCGCAGGATACTTAACAGCCCACTGTCACCTTCAACACAAGTGTCACGCCCATCAGCGAAAGTAGGGGCGATCACTGCGCACCGCACTTTGGGGTTTCGTATCGCCTGCCACGCTAACCATTCAGCGGCAAGTCTGGTTTTACCAAACCCACGCCCAGCCAACACTAGCCAGGTAGACCAGTCACCTTCAGGTTCAAGTTGTGTGGTTCTCGCCTGTTGGTGTGTCCACAGTACCCGTGACCCTGCCACCTGTTGAGTTAGCGAGAATGTGGGCAAGTCTGGCAACTTCTCTATCAAGTTCTGTGCCACCTTCAAATGTTGTAACTTCTACCTGCTGCTTAACTGGTGCATCTAATCCTAGATACTTGGCACGCCTGTCCATAATCTTTAAGCCCTTATCTATGGCTACAGGATCGCCTTGTTCTATCTTGTCCCATAGGTAACTAAGAAATCTATCTAGGCGTTCTAGTTCTAGTGTGCGTACTTCGTCTGCTACTGGTTGCATGGTGCGTTTGATTGCGTTATCAAATGCGGTTTTGCACGCTGATGGTGAAGCGTAACCTACTTCATCTGCTATGCGTTGCCATGTCCACCCTTGTGCGCGTAGTTCTATTACGCGTTGTTCTCTGCGTAGCATGTCTACTTTGCCTGCGCGTGTGGGTTTACCTTGTGGTAATTTACTATTCGCCATAGTTTCTAGTTTACATTATGTGCGCGTGTTTGTTTTGGGCATAAAGAAACCCCACTGGTTAGGTGGGGTAACTTTGTTTTGGTTTGTTTATAGTGAACCGTAGTAAGTCTGTTGTGTTGCTGATCCTGTGCCTGCAACATTGTCTGCCCAATCCCTGATCTGTGCTACACGGTTGCGCACTGATGCAGTTTTTTGAATGCCATAAAATTTGCCATCTACTTCTACAATGTCACTTGCGCGGTAACCAAACTTCTTTAGCATTTCTGGTGTTTCGCAAACTGCAGATAGTTCTGCGCGGTGTAGTTTTACGCCACGCCCAATTTGAACAGCAACTACATCTGCTGAACTTCCGCTTTCGTTACGGAATGTGAATTCAATTTCGCGTGTTTCGTTGTTAATAGTTACTGGTAGTGTCACTGTGGTTTTGATTACTTCGTACATTTTGATCTTGCCCTTCTAGTCTGCGCCCTGTGCGCTATGTATCAAGTATAAACACAATTCAAACAAACGCGCAACTATTTCAGCAAAGTTTTTTCCCCTTTATTTTCAAGGGTTTTGGCGCGTTTTAAGTTTCTTTAATACTTACAGGGGTTAGAAACTGTGGGAAATCGGTGCTGGCTGTGAACACAATGTTGTGATCCCATTCGTTAGTGTCTGCCCTGGTTTGCATAAACTTTGGTGTCATTGATCGTAGTAAGAATGCTGGTATGACTAGAAACGCATCTGTGTACCTGATGCAGATACGGTTAAACGCTTCAGGGTTATCATCCAATGGCTCTGTTAAAAGCATGCGTTGTAGTTTCTGATAGGGAAACTTTGTTTGCCCTGTGCTGGGCATGTTTAACCATTTGATTTCTAAGCCACCTATGTAGTTGGCGTAACCTTTGGGTGTTGTTTTGTTTACAAGATAGTCCATGAAATAAAATGGTGGTGTTTTGTAAAAGTCCCAGGGGTAATGTTTCTTTAGTTCCAGTGTTACTGCGTGTTCGCGTTTACCGTCACCATAGTGTTGGCGTATAGGTTCAGTCACGATTAACCCACAGCAATAGGATCACTAAGGTTAGTAGCCCTGCACAGAATAGGTTTGGTGTGTTCAAGGTTTTAACGCTTTAATGGTTTGACAAGGGTAACGCTGACTGCAGTTAATGCACACACTGTTGTTTGCGCCATGTGGCTGATGCATGTTGATTACTTTGTTTCGCCCTATCGCGTAGCGGTCTAGCCTGTCTGTGGCATGTTTTAGTTCTTCGCGCAGGTCAAAGATTATGCGCCACAGTTTCACTTCTTCTTTGTTGTGTTTTTTTGTAAACATTTGCCCTACCTTAAGGTGTTGTATGGGGCTGGTCAGATCGGACAGAAACACCCAACCCCACACAAGATTATTGTTGTTCCAGGTATTGCTTAACGATAGCCACAGGTATGCGCCCACGACTAGGGATCACAATGTTGTTCAGGTCAGCCCACACACGAAATGTTGGCACATCAATGCCATTAGCCTTCAGGCTGGTGTTGTCTGTGTATGTGCGTTTCTTTGCTTCTTCGTACTCTGGTTGAAAGTCTGCACGCCCAAAAGAGTTATCCACTGTTAGTGGTACTACATTGTTTTCCATTTGTTTATTCCAAATCTGTTTCAGGTTTGATTCTTAAAAGTTGTGATGCTTTGCGTAGCCCAGCGACTTGTGAGTAAACATCACCGTTATCAATGAGTAACGAAGCGTAAGCATCTAGTTCTTGTGCCAGTGTTTCAGTTAAAGTGTTGGTAACTATTGTGGCAATGAATTGGTTATTAACAATTTTGTTTACCGCTTCAATGCGTGTTGTTGTTTCTACCATCCTGGACCATCCGCGTTTGTTTTCTTTTCTGTGGGGATCAAACCAATGTAGTCGGCATCTACTTCTAGTGAAGATTTAGTGCCACCATCTTTTGATTCATACAAGTTGTGTGACAGTTTGCCAGTGACAGTTACTAGGTCACCCTTTTGTAGTTCGTTCACTGCAGGTTCTGCGTTGCGCCATAAAGATACTCTGAACCATAAAGTATCTTTATCAATCCAGTTGTCACCATCTTTGGTGCGTGGTGTTACGGCTACGCTGCAGTTTGCTACTGCACGCCCTGACTGTGTGAAATGTATTTCAGGGTCATTACCTAAACGCCCTGTGAATGTTACTGTTGGTTCGCCTGCCATGTTACTTCCGTTTCTTTATAGTTTGTTTTCGTACCATCTGTATTCAAACTTACAATCAAACCAGCATCAGTGCAAATTAGAACACCTACAGGATCATGCCAGTTATGTACCATCCAGCCTAGTTTGTATGATTCTTCAGGGTTTAGGTGTACCGATTTTGTGCCTAAGTTGTGACAGTTATGGCATAAGGCTACCAGGTTTGTTATGTCATCTTTGCCGCCCTGTGATCGTAGTTTGCGGTGGTGCGCAGCAAACTGGTTCTGGTCTATGTGGCATCCACACTTTTCGCAGTACCCTTCAGATCGCCACCACAGTTGCGCCCTAAGTTGTTTGTTCACTTTTTGCCTATCCAGGTGTGTTGGCATTCACGGTTCACACAAAAGAAATCTGCCCCGTATTGCATGACCGCATACTGGCTACACAATGGGCATTTTCTTCTAGCATTATGTTTAGGTAATGTTTCAGGTCTGGTGCGGTACAAGATCGCATCATGCCAGTCTGATAAGTCCCACAACATTTGTGTAGCAATCTGTTCTTGCTTCAAAAGAAACGCACCAATGTTGTCTGCAAAGTATTCCAGGCGCAGTTCAATAATTGGGTTAGCACCATAAAGGGGTTCGTGTGCGTGTGTTGGTGCTTCTTCGTTCAAAGTTATAGACATGTGTTCACTGGTTATCATTATCCAGTTTTCAAACTCTTGGCAAAAGTTAATCATGTTTAGCAGTATCGGATACCTTCGCGCATCCCTGTTGCTACTTGATTCTTCAACTAAATGCCATAGCCGTGGATAGTGTGCGGCGCATTCGCTAGTCAGTAGGCGTGGTGTCATTGCCATAGCCAGCCCCTAACAGTAGATCTACAAGAACACTGAACGGAATGATGGCGCAGTAATCTTGCACACTTTTTTCACCCTGACCGTTTAGGCGTAGTACCGCCACTGGTACTGTGCCGTTCACTGCGCGTTGCCGTAGTTGTTTCATTGTGCCTGCAGGGTCAAAGTTTGTTCTGGCTTTAACTTCCCAGTCAATACATGGTGTGCCCGTTACATCAGATCCTTGCCTACCTGCGCCTACAGGTTCAGCCCAGGGGAAACCGTGGGTGCGTAGGTAGTCAGCAATTATGCGCTGCGTGGCGTAGCCCCTATGTTTTCTGTGTTGGCTAGTCATCTGTCAGCCCATCTTCAGTTTCATTTAACACATAAGACAAGATACCTTGCCTACGCCATGCAGGTAAATCAACAGTGCGGTTCTCTTCCAACCAAACAGACCCATCAGGATCAACCCATTCAGTTACCAAAATCCATGAAGTGCAAACCCCACCATCAGTACGCGCACTAGGGCTAGTTTCAATTAGTTGCTGGATCGCTTCAGAGAAAGACATAGTTTTATTTTATGTCCAAAAATGACTAAAGGCTAAGACCCCAAGCCCTAGCCTTTAATCTATTCAGTTTTACTTACCCTTGCCGCACTTCCCCTACGGCACTTCTATTTTATTTCAATAGAACCGACCAGCACAAACGCAAGTATTACCAAAAACTCTACAACGGTCTTAAACTTTTCACCGCGCGAAGTCCACGGTAGTTGTTCCCATTTAGCCCACATCAGATAGTCACCCCACATTCATCACAAGTAAGATCAATCAAATAAATTTCTGATCGTGGTGTGTCCAGTAAAGACCACCACCATTTAGCAGTTACCCCTGGGAAACATTTAGCGCACACGCACCTATTGCCATCAAGCAGGTATGCCACAGTCTTTGTTGTGTCATTCATCTTCTTCACCTATCTTTAATTCAACTGTGCCACAGTGGGCGCAGTAGGTTTCTAGTTCGTCAATCATCCATTCATGTGGGCAACTCATTACACACCTTCCCTTAATTTAATAATCTGCCTTAATTGCACTTCTGCGTACCACAACTTGTGTCCAGAACAAACAAAGGTACTTTCAGTGTGGTCTGCGTTCCATTCGTAAACATTCCACCACCCATTTGTTTCATCCTTGATTAAAGAAAAATTTTTGAAATCGTAGTAGCCAGCACGAATTCTGGTTTTTTGCCAAGATGTTGATTGCATTATGCACCTACTACTTCATGTGCGTAAATAACTTCATCTTTGCCACTGGTGGTGATTCTGCCCATTAGGGTGAATGTGTTTACATGTGTTAAAGAATGTTGCACAGCATTAACCCACCATGCTTGATCTACTTTGTTCCAGGTCTTTAGAAGTTTAGATAGTTTGTTTTCAATTAGTTCTGCGCTAAACATTATGCACCAACCTTGCTAAATGCTTGAAACTCTGTTGTTAAATCTAATTCTGATTTGTTGATTGCAAGATTCCATTTGTTCCACACAAAATTAAAAAACGCAGCAAATGTTGTTTCATCTAGTTTGCCATCTGCCCACGCGTTAATTGCGTTTGTTAATGTGATCTGACTAAAGTGATTCATTTTCTTACCCTTCTGTTTGGCGCACCCTGCGCTGTAGTTCAATCATAAACCCAAAACAAACAAACATGCAACTGTTTTGGCAAAGTTTTTTTAATTATTTTTTACCTTTATTTGCAAGGCTTCTACGCCTACCACCAGCGACACGCCCAGCCGCAGCCCTACGATCACCTTCAACCTTCAACCAGGCTTCAAGACATTTAGCGTGATACCACCTAGACGGCAAAACATCACCAACAGGTTTAACAATTAAGTCACGGTGTTTGATTTCAAAACTACACAACACACACTTACCAGACCACACACTACGACAATAACCAGACTTCTTAAGATCATCTAGTAACAACTTCTTAATCTTATGGTTGCCCATAGTCCCCCAAAGGTTCGCCAGAATTTAACAGCCATACTAATCAGACTGCCCACTACTCTTGTGATGCTATGGGCGTTCCATACCCCACACCTAGCAAACTTACGCTAGGTGGTAAACCATTTAACTGGTTGCCTGCTGTGCCGATCTCACTAGGGCTTATACATCTCACGGGTTTAGTTTTACCAGACCAAACAAAAAACTGGTTATTAAGTTATGTGTCGTTATCCTAAATCGGGTTCTTGCGTTAAAGCAAATCGGGCATAAATCTTTTCAATCAAACCTGCACCCGTATCAGCATCCAATTCACCAGCAACCACCCTACGCAAAATCAAACTGCGTTCACTTCGTAGATCATCAGGCAACTGCGGCGCACGCGGCTGTGGAACAAACACAGACGGTGTAGGTGTCACCTGTGGTTTAGTTACCGCCAGCAAACCTAAACGGTACACAGCCAAACCTACGGGGTTAGAAACACTACCCACACCAGTGGCTACTTCACGCGCCAACACCCCAGGCTTCCAGCCATTATGAAACGCTGTAGCCAAATGTTTGTTTATAGTTCTAGTGATAGTGGCAGGGCGTAAATCTGCAGGCAGTGCATCTAGAAAAGTGGCAATGAACGCATCCCGTTGTTCTGGTGTAGCACTCATAGATCACCCCTAAATTAGATTCAACAATTTCAAATGTTTTAGTTTGTTTAGTTTTCGTTTCTTAAAATCTCTGCGTTCATTCGCAGTTAGTCCACCCCACATGCCAAAGTTTTCATTCTGCAAACCCCACAACAAACATGGCACACGGTCTGGGCATTGAATACAAATCGCCCTAGCCTGTTCAACCACAGTTTTATCTGGTTGCTGGCAATCATCCGCAAAAAACAATTCAGGGTTAATGCGTTTATCTGCACACAAAGCATTAGGCAATTTAGGTGAAGCAATCTTTGGCAGGTGTCCAGTCACAGGATCATTGTGCCACAGATCGCAGACTACTTAATTGTTAGACGGCTGTAACCGTTGCCCTGCTTCTTAGGTACAAACCCTAAAAGTTTTTCAACTTCTGCTTCATCAGTTGTTTGCCGCCCTGCAACCTGTGACCATTTAATAACCGTACCCGTAGCAGTTACACCTGTAGTGCCATCAAGTTTTTCTTTAATGAAATCTTGTTGCGCGGTTAGTGTTTTAATCTGCCCCTGAATGTCTTTATAATCTTCAGCCAGAGTAGCAATTTCCAAGTTAGCAATAACATCTGTTGGTGTTGGTTCAACAATGCCTGCGCAAGCCCCAAAGAACGGGCAGTAGTTGGCGCAAAACTTTGCATCCTTTTCAGGTGCTGGTGGTTCAAACTGTTGTTTGATTTCGTGGTAACGGTTCACCGCTTCAAGGGCTAGGGCTTCATCATACGCCCACGATTTTTCTACAATGTCTGTTTCATTACCATCACGGGCAATGGCAACTAAACCCACGCGGTCAATCTTGATACCGTTCTGGTTAGCCAGCCAGCCATACATTTGCACCTGCAGCATTTGTTGGCGCGATCCAAAGTAAGCCAAACTATTTTTAGTGGTAGTTTTCCAATCCCAAATGGTGTTGGTTTCTGTATCAATCAAATCAATGTGTCCAAGAATGTCACCAATAGCAACTTCTGTTTCAACCTTAAACCGTTCATCAGGTTCAAACACTTCTTCAATCATGCTGTGTAACGCTGTCCCCATGATCGCGGCTAGGCGCAGGGTGTCAGGGTTAGTTACTTCAGTGCCATTAACTTTGTGCCAGATCCGTGTACCGCACCCACCGATTTCTGAAACACCCACCTGTGTTTGAACACTACGGGGTCTAGTCTTATCCTGGTCTGTCAGTTTGTTAATCAATGTTTCTGTAATACTCATGTTGTTTACCTTTTCTAGTTGTCTAGTGCAGCACGCACTGATGTACCCACACTACGGGCTATGTCTATCTGTGTGCGTACACGGCTGGCATTACCACGCGCAGCACGCACCTTCGCTTCTGAAGCGTATACGGCACGAATAAGCACAGCGCATTCAACCGTAGCCACATCTTCTTTTTCTTGCACAGTCATCTTCAAACCATCTTTAACAATGCGCAATCTAGATTCAGCCAAAGCAACTTCACACGCACCCTTAGCATTAAAGTATTCCGTTTCTGCTTCATCCAGAAACCGTTGCGCTTCGTCAATTTCTTTTGACAAATCCACTAACCGTTTCTCAATTGCTTGTGGCGTAACTATCATTTTCTACACCTTCCACATGGTTCATCAACGGGTCTAAGGTATCCACAATGGATGCAAATAATCTGATCTCTGACAATGGGATACCGCATAGTTCTTGCCTAACTTGTAGTTGGTAAATCCATAGCCCACCAGTTATGCGTTTGCGGTTCACTGTATGCCCACCAAATTTTGGTTTGCGAAAATCACGCAGACGGGCAGATACAGATGCTTCAGGGTAACCAGTGATTATGGCAATACCGTTTAGGCTACGGTACACACCATCAGACATCAAGCCATAAATTTTTTCAGCCTGATTATCTAGGCGTGTGCAATCTTCTGCGAAGTCAAAAGTTGCACCGTCACGCGCACCCTTAACATCCACAGCAATCACCACAAATCCTAATGTGTGTGACACACAAGTTACCTAGATCAATACCTGTACCGCACTTAGGGCAATTTACCGCTACCCCGTTATCTCGCAACTGTTCATCAACTTCTGGGATGTATTGTTTGCGTGGTGACATGTCACTTTTGCTTGCCTGCCATTTAGCCATCATGCACCAGCCGTTTCTATTTCATCTTTGCGCTGACCAATGTAGTTACGGATCGTTGTGCCATTGTGTTCAATGTCCAACACATCACTGTGTTCATTCCAAATAATGCGCAGAGCATCAAGTGTTGTTGCCAAAGCAATTGAAGCGTGGGCAACTGTTATGCGTTCAGTTTCATCTAAAGCCACTGGCACATTCGCTGGCAGTTTTTTTACAGGCTTAGAATCGCGTGCAGGTTTTGTTGGTGCTGGTGTTGCTGGCTGCGCTGGGCTGGCTGGTTCTTTCATCCACAAATCTAGTGCCACACCAAAGCGCATAGCGGCGTTACGGATTGCATCACCAATTGCTTCTTTAACAGCGTTGCCGCCCTTGTCACCATCAGCCCACCCATAACCAGGGCGCGTAACACCGCACACAGTTAGGTTGATCCACAGCCCACCAACTTCATCAAGCACTGGCATGCCGTTGGTGTCGGTGGCTAGTGGTGTCCAAGTGTATTCAGGATCTACTTGCAGTAGTCGGTCTGTTACATGTGCGTGACCAACATAGTCTAGGTAGATGGTGTTGCCTGTTTTGTTATTGCGTTTCGGTATCTGGTCTATCTGTGTTTTGTTAAATGCTTTGCGCAGTTCTTGCGCCTGTTCTGGTTTCATTGTCTAACCTTCCATTAGTTTGTTTGTTTGATTATTCAGTTATGTATTTAGTTGTATCGTAGGGGTCTGACATTTTTTACCACCCCTTGTGTGTGAAAATAAAATCAGCACCAAAACGAACATCTTGACCATCAAGCACAGACACTTTGTATTCTTTAAGATCAATCGTGCCATCAAATGTTGCGCCTTCAAACTGGCGTGCAATGTCGGTTACATCTGCAACCTGTTCGTTTGTCATTTCAGTAAGAATGGTGACATTAATTGCCGCACCCATTGAATACTTATCTGTAACTACAGAAATCTTTGCCATTGGGTAAGCGTTCTTGATTGCTTTGCGCACCATCTTGGCGGTGTCTGTTGCTGAAATGTCTAGTGTTGTTGTCATTTTCTTGCCCTTCTAATCTGCCCACCCTGGGCTGTTAAGACAAGACTACACGAAACAAACAAACATGCAAGTTATTTAATGATTAAATTTCAATACCGCGTGTCCCCCTTTATTCACAAGGGTTTTCAAACTATTTTTGTATATACACCTAATCTTGCTACCGTTAGGTGTACGGTTTGAATAGTGCCAGAGTGGTACGAGATAAACGAAAGGCAAGACAAATGGCAAAATCAATACACGATCAAGCGGCGCAACATAGTGCGCAATCACGCGAAGCATTACATGAAGAACTATTTGCAAGGTTAGATTTAACAGACCCACTACTGCGACTAATCGCACGCGCAATAACAGATGCAAAAATAGAAGGCACACTAGCAGGCATGCACCTAGTCAGTGACAACATACAACTAGAAGCGTATGCGCGTGGTTACACAGACGGCAGAAGTGATGCGCAATGAAATGCCCAGACTTCACAGAAGCATCATGCAGAGAATTGCCTGTTGATTTATTTTTTCCAGACTCACGCGAACAAGAAGAAAAACAACAACAAATGCTTTACAAAGTTTGTTCAGCCTGCCCCATTTTTACATCATGCCTGGACTATTCACTTCATGTAAAAGTGGATGGCATTTGGGCTGGCACAACAGCCGCAGAACGCAGAGTGATCCGCGCCAAACGGGGCATCACCGCCACACCCATCTACCCAATACATGAAGTGTTTATGTCACAAACAGATGACGCTAAACATAAAAGAAAAGTGCGTGCAGCGAAGTCTGCAGAAACACAGAAACGGAATCGCCAAAATGCTTAATGTATTTTTAATAGTGTCCCTACTACCCATCACTTTAATCTCATACCGCTTAGGTCACTATGCTGGTTACAACGAAGCAGACCAATTCAAACCAACAGATGAAATGGATACACCAATTTATAACCAGATGGCGTTAGAACATCCTGAAACATTTATGTTTATGAAAGCGAAACAACTATGAGTAAGAAACGCAAAAAGAATAACAAGGTGGTGTTGGCTGAATTGTGGCTAACAGATGCAGACGGCAACCCACAGAAAATAAAAATTACAGGGCATAAGCGATCTGTTAAGAAGCGTGCCAAACTGGTGGAAATTGAAAGGCAGATTAATGGCGAAGTTGTGGAATGATGAAGATACTTTTGTGGTGACTGAAGCAGGGCAACTATTGCGCAAAGCGAATGAAGCGTTAGCGCGTGTACGCGAACTGCACACACCCATAGAAACTTATTTCAGACCAGCCTGTAAAGAGTGTTCACGCATTGCAAGTGGGGCTACTGGGTGTGAAACATTTGTTGTGGTTGAATTGTGTAAAACAATTAACGCTTTAGATTTTGATTTAGATTATGTAGAAGTGGATGGTGAAACAGATGGGGCAGTTTAAGCAACTAGAAACAGCACTACAAGAAGCGGCAATGGATCGTGGCGAAATCTTAGACATGGCGAAAGCCCTAACCTATGGTGACCGTAACCGTAAGGCTGGTGACTTTGTAACGAACCATGAAAACATTGCACGCATTTGGTCAGTGGTATTGGGTGTTGAAGTCCAGGCGTTTCAGGTTGCATTGTGTATGGCTGGTGTAAAGTTGGCACGCACTGCGGCTAGTCAGGATCTAGACCACTTTATAGATGGCGCAGCCTATTTTGCTGGTGCTGGTGAATGCGCGACACGCCCAGAAAACCCTTAGAAATAAAGGGAATAAAAAAACTTTTGTAAATAAGTTGCATGTTTGTTTGTTTAGGTTTTATGCTGGTACTAACAGCGCACAGGGCGCAGAACAGAAAGGCAAGACAATGAACGCAAAACAGCAGGTAGCAATCAACGGTTTAGTAAATAAGTTTATTGAAGATTTAGATTTAACTGGCAATGCTTTAATGCATGGTTCAATACGCAAAGTGATGCAAGCAAAAAACACAGAACAAAGTGTTGTGGCTTTAGAGTATTTATTAGAATCAATTAAGAAGTCACTGCCAAACAATTAACAAAGAAACTTAAAACCCCTGGATCACTTCCCCGATCCAGGGGTTTTAACATTTACACAATTGCCAATTCAGACCAGCCACTATCAGACAACAAGAAACAAACCTGACCAGTAGAACTATTGCTAGTGGTTTCAGAAAACCAATTGCTGCCGCCATCCTGCGCAGGCACTTGAATGTGCCACTTACCCTTAGCAACTTCTTTACAAACAAAGTGGTGAAAGTGTCCAGTAAGAAGCATGGTTGCACTAGCAGTATTCAAACCTGCGAGAGTTTGCCCAGCCCACCATTTGCCCACATCACCTGACCGCGCCTGATGCCCGTGTGCTAACCCGATAACTTGTTTACCCACCTGCACACTTACACTTAATTCTTCTGTGGGTAGCACCCACTTAATGTGTCCATACAATTCAGGGCGCACACTTAAAGTTTCTGCTACCGATTCCCACACAGCAACATCATCATTGTCGTTGTTGCTAGTAAAAGATTTACCGTTGTTTCTGTTTTCGCCATGATTACCTGCAACCGCCGCAACAGTTACCCGTTCAAACTCTGGTGCAAGTGCCATCAAATAGTTACGGGCTAACCTGCGCACAACTTTGTTTTGGTCACGCCTATCTAATTCAACATTGAATGTTTGTTGTTCGTAATGTCCCTTGCAACCTTCACCAAGATCACCCAGGGAACAAACCAACAAACCGCCTATGTCGTAGCCCATAGCCCTAAGAACTTTCACGCGATCCAGCACAGAAGTAATAGATGCTTCAATACGCGCCACAGTGCCTTCTAGACCGTCACCATCTGCTTTACCTATCTGCCAATCACCTAACGGCACAACTAGCGTGTGCGTGCCTGTGTGTGGCTTTACGGGCTTCCTACGGTCACGCTTCACGGGCGCAGTCAAAGCATCTAATTCTGTGACAGACAAACCAGACTTTGATTTGATAGTGGCTTTGTAAGCCCACAGTTGGCGTTCATCATAAGTCTGCCAAGTGCTAAACCGTACAGGTTCAACAACTTCAAACAGGGCAGGATCAAAACCCCACGCTTTTAATTCTTCATCCCAATTACCTACAGGGCTGGTGCGTGGCTTTGTTGTGATCTCACCTTCATGCCCATCAAAAGTAACCCCTGGTTTCCAAACAGATCCAGACTCACCTTTACCTTTAGCCACTGGTACAGATGTAGGCATACCATCTTGTTCAACAGTTGCTAATAGTTTGTCTACGCGTTTACTGAAATTAGTCATTAGCATCACAACTACAGGTTTGGGTTCTGTGTCGGTACACAATTTGGTAAGAAGTTTTGTAACCAGCCGCTTCCAATTCCCTAGACACTGCAGAAGCAGCAATAGGCGCAGCCAATAATGCTAACAATGCACGCACATCTTCTTCAGGCATGACATGCAAAACTTTAGCGATACCGCAAATAGGTGGCATGAGTGTCCCCTTCCGTCACACCTGTAACAATAGTGCAACTTGTGGACTAATTATTTAGTGTTCTTCAACCCTGCTTCAGCACCAATTTTTACAATGTCAGGCGCAGAATGAATACCCACCAAAGCGTTAGTAGGATCAAGGGCAACCAAGATAGGCGCAACAATAGCCGCCACCACAGCAATACCTAAATCTTTAGGTGTGTGATACCCAGCAACATACGCCGCGACAACACCAGACACAGCCGCGTATGCGTAGTGCTGAAGTAAACCTAATGCTTTTTGTTTTGTCATTACTTTGGCATGTCTTTCAGTTGTAGTTGAACATCATTGTAAACACTTGCCCAGCCTAAATACTTTTTACCCCAATGCTTTGCAAACCAGGTTAAAGAAACTTCACCAACATAATTATTTGTTGGCGCATCAGTACCAATAACAATGCCCTTCTTGCCTGACTGCAAAACCACATGCCCATAAAGTCCACCATCAAAAAAATGTGGCGCACCAACTGGTGCTTTGCTTGCATCTGTGTGGCGTGCCTTAGCAGGTACATGATTCCACGCATCCAACGCTGAAGCATACTTAACAGGCAGCCCCCACGCGTTCTGACAGGTAGCGTGGCAACGCCCCTGCACGCCACTAACATGCGTAAGCATCATGTGTTTCAAATGTGCGTAAGCCTGAAGCCCCGTAAATTTACTAATAACCATTTAGTCCCTACGATCCGTGAACGCATACCAGAATAAAACAAACAAACTGAATGCTAGTAGTCCAAGTGTAAACCACACAGCATTAGTTTTCTACAATGTGCTGTTCAAACTTGCCATCCAAACGGGCAACTTTATCCCCTATTTGAATTTGGCGATCTTCAATGTGCATAATTTTTTCAGTTAATTCATTAACTGCCTGCCGTAAACCGCCACCATTATTGCCAAACTGTTTAACAATAAAATCTAGTTTGTCACCCACGCGCACTAAATCTATTTCAAGTTTTGTTTGGCGTTTATCTACCCTGCGCCAAATGCCATAAACGGCAACACCACAAGGCACAACAACAGATGCAATTTGTGCAATGTTAGCGGCAACACCCAATTCAAACATTACAAACTGACCCATTCCGCAGACATGAAAGAAGCAAACCCTGTACCCACAGAAGTGGTGTAGCCCGTACCGCTAGTGTATGCGCGTAAATCCATAGTGTCACCAGCATTCATGTAAACCAACACAGCCTGCGCAGGTAATGTGGCAGTCTGGCTAGTCAATGAAACACGATCTAAAGTAGTACCTGTGGTTAAAGATGTACCATTTTTGTACCACGCATTGCGCCTATCAGCCACAGTAGTAGCCACAGAACTGAAAGAAGTTTGACCAGCGAACCGATACCAGCCTGCAGTGTTACAAGTCCAGACACTAGGCGTACCACTAGCCCAGTTGTTATCACGGTTCACATCTGCCACATTCCAGTTAAGGGCAGTGAAAGTAGAAGCAGTAAATTGTGGTGACTGCACAGAACTTTGGCGCAAAACAGTAATAGGTTTACCCAACATAAAGTTACCCAAATTAGTTACAGCACTATTCAGGTATGCGCCTGTTTCAATTTCACCAGCCGTAAAAATACGGGTACTTGGAATGATCATTAGTAACCTAACCTTGCCGATCCATTAGTGACAGTTGTTGTGTTGTATCCTTCAATTATCGCAGACCCCACCACATAAGTGCCACTACACCCAGCGTTAGTAACTACATAGACAGCATCACCTGTGTAATGCGGTGACTGACCCAGCACACCCCATGTAGTTAAATTAGGCGTACCCCTGGTGACAGTTAAAGAAGTTGTGCCAGATCCTGCAGTAACAGTCATAAACTCATTACCTACAACAATTGCTGAAGCAGTGACTGCGCTACTGGTAGTAATAGTTGTGGCATCAATACCCACATTTGCAGACAAAGTTTGTGAACCCTTAGTTACTTTGTAGCCCAAAACATTCCAAGTACCATTGTTAAATGGTGGCGGCACTTGAACGACAGCGATAGATTCAGCAACATTGCTAGCATTAACAACGCTAAGTATTTGACCAACAGCAATGTCAGACTGTGGGTAATTGATTACATCAGTTAAAGGGTTTACCGTGAAGGTTGAATACTTAACTGTGCCAGATGATGTTGTGTAACTACCTGTGTTTAATGTGTTGTACCAAGATCCAAGTGTAGAAAACGCAGTACGGTTTGTTGTGTCTAATGCGTAAGGTATTTGTGTTATTTGATTTGGCAGTATTTCAGTCCAAGCACCTGATGGTGTAATGTTTGTGCCATCAATGTAGTAAATGGTTGCGCCTGTGTAATGAGAATACGAACCAGCACCAGTGCTATCAGTACCCGCAGTGGTTTGTTTTGTTCCATTTTGCGCACGCGCAGTGATAGTTAAAGTAGATCCACTAACAGAACCAGTAACAATTTCACCATCAATAACATAGTTACCTGAAGTGCCTGCAAGATTAGCGTTAGCCAAAGCACAAGTGGTGGTGGTGTCCATCAAAATGCTGGCAGACAATGTAGAAGATTTTACTGTTGTGCCACTGGTGTAAAGATAACCAATAAGACTTAATGGGATAGTTACCCTAGTTGAAGTTTCAGTAGGTGTACCCGATACAACAGCAATACAGTTTTCTGGCATGTTGTTATCAAGCCCTTGCATCAATTGCCCTGCAACAATGTCACGCGAATTAGCAAGCGCAGTACCCTTAACTACTTCCAAACTATTAGTACCACTGCCGCTACTAGAAACCACTTTAAGCCCCGACAAATTCCAGTAATACCTAAACACAGGTGACAAGGTAACTGTGGTAATCCAGTCTGCAGTTTGCGCATCAAAAGAATGTTCAACCCGTTCAATGAAACAGTCCAGGCTAATAGGCACGCCACCTAACGGGCGTTTCTTAAACCTAACCAAGTCACCAATTTCTAAACCTAACGCCACAGCCCAAATAGAAGGGTTACGCGCAGGTGTCAAAACTATTGTTTCAACGCGTGCCACAGGATCTTTATACCGCGACAACAAAAAGTATGCGGCATCTACCGCTTCAGCATCCGCACCATTGTAAATAGTGCGCGTGTAAGATCGTGGGAAATAGTTAGCAACACTGGTTTGGTCTTGCGCAGGTACAGTTACCCCACCATTACGGTTCACCACAATGTCATTAAAAATGTATGTGGGATCATAGTTAATGACAACATCCCCACCCTGATACGCGGTTTCACCAGCACCATCACCAAAGGTAACTTTAGGTACAAGTTTCTTTAACCGCGCATCACGGTCTTTGAAAGTCACATAACCGTCACCATCTACATACCATTCACCACCTTCAGTATCAGCAATGGTTTGTATGTAGTCAGTAACCGTTGTGCCAGTTGGTGTGAATGCTTGCATTTGTGAAACGCCAAGATCATTAAATGTTGGTAAGTATTTGAAACCACTGTAGTTAGCCATTGTGTTAGCAAACCTTGTACCTGTTTGTTCAGCCACACTACTGTCTGTGTATTGGGCGTAAGCACCAGTGGCATGGTAATCCTGATAAGTTACTGCGCCCCTATGAATAGAAACATGCGCCACACTTGTGCCGACAGTGTTAGCCCCAACAGTTGCATAAGCACCACCAACAATAAAATTCTTTACTACAGCCTTCGCAATAGCATTAGTGATAGTGCCAGTAGTAACAACACCATCAACAGTTAAAGTAAAGTTGTAAGTGTTACCACCAGCATAAGTAACTTTCATACTAACCAAATGCCAGTTAGTTGTATCCAGCGCAGTAGGTTGCACCGCTAAATACTGATCACCATAAACAACATCATAGGCAAGCACACGCACACACAACTTACCAGCACTATTAGTACCAATACCAAAACTAAAATCTTCATTAGCGGTGTTAGCCGCACCACTGTAGTTACACATAAAATAGATTTGATTATTAGTGCCACTGGCTTTAAGCCACATGTTGAATGTGTAGGTTTGACTAGAAGCAAATGAAACATCTTGCACAGATTTGTTAGATAGGTATGTGCCTATGGCTGGGAAATCGCTAGGGGCGTTAATGTTAAAAAAAGTTGCGCCAGTAGTTGCCGCGCCAGGCACACCAGCAACAGCCAATTCATCAGCAAAAACAACATTAGTAGGCTGCACAAAAGTTTGTAAATTCAATGGCAGTTGGTTATACAAACTAGCGTTAGATGCGCTGGTAGAACCTGCAGGTTCATTCAAAGGATAGTAATACAACGCTTCACTAGGATCTTGCAACAAGTAAGACTGATACAAGTTAGCCATCTGTATTTGCGACATGGAAGCAATAGCATCAGTGGCAACAATGTTTGCTTCACCACGGTTAGGTGCTTGATAACTTTGTGGGTAGCGTTCAACAAACCCGTTAAACAAATTGTAGATGGTACTACCCGTGGTACTAAACGCACTGGCACTAGATCCAAACTCAACCTGCACCGCATCTACATAAGAATTAGAAGACACATTATTTTGATTTATTAAAATAGTTATTTTAGGTGAACTAGGTGTGAGTGTAGCGGTGAACCTAATCCAAGTTTGCGAACCATCAATAAAGTTTGTTGTTGTTGTTGCAGTCGCTCCAGCATAATAACCGCCGTCATAGACTTGGAAATTACCACCATTACCACCAATGTATTCGTATTGCTGATACATACTCACCGTGATTTGTTTACCAGCAACAACAGGTACATCAAGTGCGGCAACACTACTAGCATTAACCACCATGCTTTGATCACCTGAAACACTTGCCCCAATCACGCCAAGCGAACCACTAAGCGCATACCAATTAACAATACCTAATTCAAAATCGGCATCACTAGCACCAACACTGATACGCGCATTAACAGAACCAACAGGTGACAAATTAGTGTTATTCAAAATGTTGCCCGTAATCGGATACGCACAATTAACTTGCAAAGGTTTGAACGGCAACAAGTTAGGATAAAACAAACCAGAAGTATTATTAGGATCAAATAAACTATCTGAATTATTTACCTGTACCCTACATTCACCCGATTCAATACGCCCCAATTCGTAAGTACGCCCACGCCTGGTATGAAACGAATAAGTACGGTTAGTGATGTTGCTAAACAAACTAGAAGGTGTGGGTGCAGACGGGGTAGTGGCATTAGATTTAGAGTTGGCTAATTTGTACCACGCACTATTAGGTTGCACCTGTGGTGACAAAGTAATACCAACATAAGGTATGTCCCTAGCCAATTGTGCTACCAGACCTTGCTAACCCATTAGAAACATTACGCCGATCATTTAACAGTGAATGTTTTTGCACAGCCCTGAACACAGTCTGCCCATCAATAATCACTGGCACTTCAATAAAAGAATTTTGTTGCGCTGAAGAAACACCAGCGGTTCTTACTTGCGCTGCCAGCCAAGAATTAGAAGCGGTCATAGTGGTGTTCAACATGCTTTGTTGGCGGTTCACATCAGCCGTAGCCTTAGCAGTATCGTGCGCATTTTTAGCCGCATCAGCCATAACTTTGTTTGCTTCTTTTTGTAAACTTGCCTGTTCGCGTATTGCTTTATTCAAAGTAACTACAGCCTGGTGATGTGCTTGCGTGCCGCGCGTTTTCTTTTCTTCTACCGCCGCTTGCACTACAGCCATCTTTGCCTGTTCAATAAATGGGTCAATAACTTTAATACGCTGCTTAAAAGTCAAAGTATCTTTATACGAATACGCTAAAGCAAACTTAGATTTTATGGTATCTATTTTGTCGCGCATTGCTTGCAGTTTGTTTAATTCAACTTGTAGCGCAGTCAAAGGCACAGCAACTACTGGCTTAACAGCAAACGGATCGTATTGATCTTTTGGTTTTGGTTTTGGTTTTGGTTTTGGTTTTTTCTTTACTAAAGAAGGGTCATACACTGGACCAACAAAACCAGGTTCACCAGGTTTAACAGTTTCAGGTTCTTTGTTGTTCTGCGCATAGGCATAAACGCCCATCAAGCCAACACCAGCAACAGCCAACGCCGCCGCACCTGCGGCAATGTTTGCGCCCCAAGTTACAAACGATTCAGCAATAGCCGCCGCCGCTTCAGCCGCCGCAACACCTAACCAAGAAGTACGCACCAAAGCCAACGCCGCACGCAAAGTAGCAAACGCCGCAACAACACCATCAACATAAGCAATAATTTTAGTGACCGCAAATACTGCAGTTAAAGTACCGCCCAGCACAATAATCCAGTAACGGAAATCTTTAACGAACTGAATTAGTCCCCTAATTTTTTCGCCCCACTTGTGCGCACTATCAGCCGTTTTACCTAACGCGCCACCCAAACCATCTTTACCAGTAAGCCCATTAACAAAGTGTTGTATCCACGGCACAACATGTTCTTTGATCCAGTTAGCCATACGAATAAGCACAGGCATCAACGCCCTACCAATAGCAACCTGCGCACCTTCAACAGCGGCATGTAAATACCTTTGTTGCATAGTGAACTTTTTGGCGGCTTCCAAATCTTTACCAGACATAGTTAAACCAAGTTTGTCTGACTCTTTATACAATTCATGTAAACCATCTTTGCCTTTAGCCAAGATAGGTAACATGTTTACACCGCTACGCCCAAACGCGGCAACCGCTAACGCAGTGCGATTAACACCAGGTTCCATGTTACTAAAGCGTTCAGACAGGTTTGCAACAATGTCTTTCATAGGCAGCAACTGCCCATTCTGATCGCGGTAAGTTATGCCTAACTGTTTAGCGGCATCATCATTTTTAGCCAAATGGACAGATAGCATTTTGAAACCTGTAACCATTTTTTCATTATCTATACCTAATTCTTTACCAGCAAACCGTAACCTAGATACATCTTCAGCCGTACCACCAATAACGCGCTGGAACTTGCGGATCTCACCAGCAACTTCACCAAACTTACTAACAGTATCTTTAGCAAATTTGCCAACTTCAGACGCAACCTTTTGAAAAACATTAGCCATGACAGCACCAGCGGCAACCATTTTGGCAGACATTTCTTTACCAGAATTACCTGCTTCTTTAGTTTTGGTTTTGAATTTATTTAATTCGCCTTCAATGGCTTTAATAGATTGCTGGATACCTTCAATGTTGCCCTTGAATTCAATGTATACAGGTGGAACATCATTAGCCACAATAGCAACCTAACATTAGAGAATAACTAATTTTACCTTTAGTTAGTCCCCGTTTTCTACTTCAGAAAACAGCCCATGCAAATTAAGCATCCAGTCCAACCAAACGGCAGGCTGTTCATCTATTTGCTGTTTGGTGTATCCAAAGTTTTTAACCAGCATGTAGTCCCTAACAAAAGTAGGTAATGGGTATCTATCATCAGGCGTACCGCCCTTTATTACCCATCTGATCCGTTCAAGGGTTCTGTAATTGCTTTTGGGTCTACATCTACCCCAAAGTCAGGTATAAGTTTTTCAAGATACGGGGCGCACGCAGTACGAATGTCATCATAAGTTTTGCTAGGTAGATCCAACAAACTATCAACAGCAATAGGTAAATCAAAAGACCATTCACTGATCATAGCCACTGCCAGTAAATCGTTAAATTCGCTAAAGAATTTTAACGCTTCACCATCAGGGGTTTCACCATCAGTGTCTAATGATGCACCTTCTACAGACTTTTGAAACACAGGGCGGCGTAGCCGTTCTGGTACTAGGTCAGGGTTTCGTAAATCTATCCAGCCGTTGTAAACATCTTGACGCATAATTTTGCCTTCCGTTATTTGTTAAGCGTAAGTGCCGCTTGCCTTCGCATTCTTCAAGGTTACCTTGATAGGTGAGTAACCGCCACTTGAACCAATGTCTGTGGTGTTTGCAAGTGCCTTGTAGGTTACATCTAATTCAACATAGTCTTTACTGCGATCCACTTTAGCAACCTGGAACGCTGCTTTAGTCATAGTCAATTTAACTTGCACAAGTGAAGCACCAGAACCCTGGCTAAAGTTAATGTCCAAAGATGGCTGGCTGTTTGTTAGGTAACGCGTTAAGTCCGTATCATCTTCAAAGATTAACTTTAACGATCCTTCAACATTGACTGCGCCCTGGAAAATTTGGTAAGGGGCTTGCGCACCATCAACGGTGAAAATTGGGGTTAAGGTACGGGTGATGTTCACATTACCTTCAGCCAACTTAGCGGTGACAGTGCCACCAATGGTTGTTACACCAGTCCACGCTGGAACAATGGTAACACCAGTGTAAGAAGGTGTAGGTGTAGAAATTGCCGCAGTGCCACCAGTACCAGTAGTTGCCGCGACTGCGTTAGCGATAGTGAAAGTGTATGGTGAAGTTTGGCTAACAGCGGTAACGGTTTGATTACTCAAGTTAAGTGAAGCCGCACTGTTACCAGTGATTGAAACGCTTTGCCCTTTGTAAAAACTTACAGGTGCTGAAACGGTGTAAGTAACTGCAGAACCAGTGCTGGTAGCAGAAGTTACAGTTGCAGAGTTAGTGGACTGAAAACCTACAGCCGTTGCACTGTATTCCAAAATACCTTCAGCACTAAACTTGGTATCAATAGAACCAATTTGGCAACCAGCGAATTGGCGCGAATTGTAGGCATTGTAATCAGTGAAAGTGTATGACGGTGCTTGACCAGTGCCACTGTTTAGAACATTGACTGCGTGCGTGTATGGGGCTGCAGAACCAGTAGTAGCGACTTCACCTAGAACACCAGCGTAAACATAACCAATGGTGTCTGGGAAAATGTCCCCACCAAAATCAAACTGCGCCATGATGTTACCCTGCTGGGTGTCATAAGTATCAACCATAGACCCACGCCAGTTTTGATCATCCAAGTATTTAATGTTGTCAAAAGGTGCAATGGTGTTTACAGGTATGAAGTCTGATGGTGTGGCAACAGCATTAGGTAGTGCAGGTATTGTGCGTGTAGTTTCTTTGGCTACACCCACAAAGGATTTATAGCGTGGTAATGCCATTAGTTTGTCACTCCTTCAGTGGCAGGTGCATCTTCTGATGCTGGGGTTTCGGCTGACTTCTTAGACGGTTTAGGTGTATCAACAATGGTTAAACCGTAGGCAACTGTTTCTGCAGGTAATTCAATTACATCACCTGGGTTAATTGTTAAACCCAAAGTTGGGTAATACCGTTGTTCGTCAATGTTGGCAGTAAACTTTGCCATTTATAGAACACCCCTTTTGCCTAATGCCTTGCGCATAGCCTTCACATAAAGGTCACGCGCCCTATTGTTTTCTAACAAGATTTTAGCAGTAGGCGCAACAAAAGGGTAGCGCACACCATTAGCCCATTTGGGGTGACCAAATTCTAGTGCGCGTGCATAAATTTGGTAAGCACCTGTAGTGACTGTGTAAGTGCCAAACCCTTCTTGCTTTGTTTTGGATCTGATAGACCTGCGCAAATTACCTGACATGTTGGAAGGTTTACCTGCCACGATCCCTGAACCAGAATCGCGCCCTTTACCTACGGGGTGACCACCCACTATTTGTTGTTTCATTGTCCTGGTTGCTAGTGAACCTACAGCCTGTGATGCAGACTTTACCGCACCATCTATGGCTTTATGTTTTAATAAAAGGGCGCGGACAGTTAAATCTATGTGCGCTTCTACATCCATAACAAACCTTTCAATAAGGGGCGCAGGGCTGGTGGAAGGCGTACCAACCCTGCGCCTATCAGACTACGCAGTGTAAATTTGCGTAACCTGAAACCTAAGAACCACCCAAGTTTCAGTAGCACCACGATCACTTGTAGACGGTTCACTGTATTCAACATCAATTGCTGGTTCAGCACCCTGCCAAATAATGTTTCCCGTAGTGTCACCAAACCTATGATCTGCACGCAAGTAATCTTTCAAACCATCAATAGTGGCATCTAAATCATTCATTGCATCTTCAGCATTGTTTTGCATGCTGTGATGAAACACCTGTAGCACCACATCATAGTCAATGCGTTTCTTACCAGAAGTTGCACCACCCAAAGCGATACGGGTTTCAGTTTCTCTTTCAATAAAAATGACTGCCGCAGCCCTAGACTTTTGCCCAGCCTGCGCATTCACCTGAAAATTTATTTGTTTAGGGAACGAAGTAAATACCTGGTTCAAATCAGGCACACTTGTAGCACTCTGCAGATAACTAGATAACTGACTGCGTAACCCAGCCCTAGACATTAGCGAACCCTGCGGAACGGTATAAGTAATTCTTTAGCCAAATCAAGATCACTATTCAAAGAACCCATGTTTGGTGTTGCCTGACCCACTGCAGAAGTAACCTGCATAGTCATACTGTAATCACCACGCACCTTTAAGAACGCTGTAGTGGCTAGTATGGCGGCTTCTTTAACGGCTGGTGGCAAAGCACTAACCGCCACCCCTGCCGTGTGTGCGTTTACCAGTGTGCCAACAACAGGCACTGTAGAAGAACCAAAGGTGTAGGTAGAAGCGACAGTAAAAGTTTCAGTAAACAAACCATCAAAGATAGTTAAACGCGATCCAGCAACAATGCCCGTACCATCAGCCACAGTAATAGATGAAGCACCAGCACTAGAACCAGCACTAAGGGTAGTGTTCGCAAACCCAGACACATAAGTGTATTGGCAAAACACCTGACCGCGTGGGCTAGAAGGTAACCCAAACTGCAAAGGTCCAGCCGAAGAATAAGTAGTGCCAATAGTCCACGGCATGATTATGCTTTGATCTTCAACCCAGCCCTGCGACACATCAGGATACGCCACAAGATTATTAGGCTGTGACCCGTAAGAAAACGCAGTTAGCGCAACAATGGGGTTATAGCGTGGGTGAACTTTAATGTAACCATCAGGGCTGAACCTTGCCCTTTGATTTTCTGTTTCAACAGTAGCCGCTAACACCTGGTTACAGTAAGTGTCTACCCAACTAGAAGCACGCGCAATGTTGTTTGCCAATTCTGCATCTTGCGCTGCAGGATCTGAAGAATCAGTAACTAAGTTGTTGTAGTCAATAGCCGTAGGTGCGGCTTTGTATTCAGCAATGGTTAAGTATGGGGTGCTGAACAGTTTAGTTGTTGCACCATAGGCGTTAGTCATTATTTAGTTTCCCCACATTCGCAGTTGTCACATTCAACAGTTTCTTTATCTTCTTCTTGCGCTTTGTTATTCGTTCCACATTTCCCACAGACCGCAAAGAATCCGTTAAAACCACAGCCCGAACAAATGAAACCAACATTACCAACTGGTACACCCATAAGGGATGCTTCAACCAGTCCAGCATCTTTAAGTGCTTTACCATCCATCTTTGAATCAGTGCTAAAGAAACCATCTTTACCCCGTTTCAAAGTTGTGGTTACACCAGTGCGTGTACCTGTGATCTCTACATTTGCTAAACCACTAGGCGCAAAATACTTTGGCATAATTTTTTTATCCTTCCGATAACGAGAATGCGCCCCCACCCCGATAGTGGGACAGGGGCGCACCCTACATGTTTAGTTAAACTAACTTGATACCTTGTAGCAAGCCGTTGAACTGTGGTGCTGAACATACAAGTGTTTCGTTGAAGTAAACGCTGTTGTCGTATGTGAACTGCGTCACAGGCCATTCAATTGCCATGAAATCTTGCGCAGTGTGAACTGCCCAAACTTCAGAAACATTTGAATCTGGGATAGGTAGCGTGTACGAAAGTACCGCAGCGTTGCCTTGAGTCATCCACGGGTGAACAGTTAGGGCTACACCCTTGCCAGTTACTTCATTGTGAATGCCAGTTACAACATCACCAATGTATGCGCCGCTTAATTCATCCTGTGAGATGTTTAGACGGTATGCGCCAACATTGCTTGAAGATCCCTTGATTGCATCAGACAACTGCTTGCGGTCTGCGCCATTAATTAGGATCTCATCAGGGTCACCCTTAACATTCTGGTAGATAGTGCCAAAGATTGTTTGGAACTCTACACCAGGGTTAGAAGTGCTGAACGCGCTGTTGATACGGTTCACAACACCACTAGGTGCACCAGATGCGCCAATGATCTGTGGAATGATGCCATCATAACCTGTTGCAAAGTATGAAGTATCAGTTGAACCATTAGATGTTGTACCAGTTGTTACAAGTGCAGAAGCACCAAGTGCGTAACCGTTGTAGCCTGTACGACCCTGGAAATACAAAGCAGAATCAGAAGTAGATACATTGCCTGCAAAGATTTCGTAGCCTAGTGCGCCAACAGAATCACCAATAACAACATCAATGACCTGCCCAGCGGTAACAGAAGCAACAGTGGTAGCGGCTGATGTTGGTGACTGACCAAAAGTACCGCTATCTGCGGCAACCTTAATGTAGTAAGTACCAGCCGCTAGACCAACTTCTGAACCAGTCTTTGTGCGTGCAGTTGCAGAAACGATTGTTGGTGCAGAAATGCCACCAATGTAACCGTCTGAAGTCTGACCGCGTGACTGCATAAGCATTTTTTCTTCTTCAAGCATTGCTGCGTAAAGAGTAGTTGTCTGTGCTAGTTGGCGAATGTCTTGGTAGCCCTGACCCTGGAACTGTGCGCTGAATGGAACAGAATCAGATAGTGAGAACTGCTTGTAAACAAACGAACGATCATAACCAGCATAGCCAATTTTTGCGCCACGAACATAAGAAGTAGCACCAAAGGTGTTGCTGGTTGAATCGGTGATGCCAGGGAAAATGTCAGCCGCACCAGTTTCAGAACCAGTGATAGCGTTAATAACCTTTTGGCGGTGTGAAGTACCGAAACCCTTTTTGCGTGGCAGTTTGTTACGCAATGGTGTCATCTTAGGGAAGATAAGTTTTGCAGGTGCTTCAAGATCAAACGCTACAAGACCAGTTGAGATAGGGCTGGTTAGCGTAATGTCTTTAACAATGTCACCACTGATTGCTTGCTGTGAAGCAAGTGCGCTGTTAAGCGAATCAATAACATCAGGTGACATTGACTTAGTTAGGCTCTCGTCAGACAGAATGCCTGCGATAGCGGTGGATGGTGTAGATGGTGTGGCAGACTTAAGACCCATCATTTCAGCACCAGTCTTAGGTGATGAATTAGCCTTATTCAAAGCACTAAGGAATTCTTCGTGCTGAACTGCCGCTTCTTTAGCGTTCAGACCTGCGTACATGTCTGACACTTTTGGCGTTGTAGCCATAGCGGTTACCCCTTTCAGTGGGTAGTTAGTTGGATTTTTCTAGGTCATGCGCAATAGCCAGGTAGCCTTGCGCAAGTGTTCTATCAGTTGTTGCCGCAGCCTTAGCGCGGAATGATTGCGCCTTAGCCTTATTTACATCAACTGTGTTTGTGCTACCTACAGAACCAAATTTGCGTGGTCCAGTTGGTGCAGCAAGTGACTTGACCTGTGCCAACTCTGCTTCTAACGCCACAATGCGTTCTTCAGAATCTACGGCTTTTGTCTTATCTTCTTCTGCCACCGTTTCGGGTAGTAGCGACTTCACAACATCAGCAACAAGTTGCGTAATGTCGGAAACTGTTAGTGCTTTTTCTTCAACCACTTCTTCTGCGGTTTCTTCAGTAGGCACTTCTACTGGTTCTGCGACTTCTTCAGCGACTTCTTCAGCAACAGCATCTGGTTCATCAGACTTAACTTCACTATCGCTGTAACCACCTTCAGCACATTTGCATTCTTTCATTTCTTTATCGCACTTATCGCACATTTCAATAGCATCAGGTTCTGCAGACATTTCAATTGCTTCTTCTTCAACTTCAGGTAGCGCAACAGTTTCACCTTCAGCGGCTTCACCTTCATGCCATTCAAGAAGCGCATGAACTGCAGATAGTAAACATGAGATGCTATAAATTTCATCAGAACCTTCAGCCATTTCACCTGCTTCAACTTGAATCAAAGTAGCAAGGGCAGTACGGGCAGTATCAAACGCAGCCTGGTCAAACTTAGCAATGTCACCAGTTAAACCTTTAGCAGTAGCAATAAGATCTGTAGCAGTAATTTCTTTCACAGTTTCGCCTTCAATTTCGGCAGGTGCATTCACCTGGGTTTCTAATAATTCATTTAATTCTTCAACTTGTGTTAATTCACTACCAATAGTTTTAGCCATAGTTAGTGTGCAGGCAGGGTTCGCTGGGCGATCCACCAAACTAATTTCAACAATTTGCCCATCAACAATACGCCCACCAAGTGCTTTGTTATCTTTGGCAACCCGTGGGCGGCGGATACCAATACTGAAACCTTTAAGAACACCAGCCTTAACTTTCGCCACAGAACCAGGATCAACAACATGTGCTGTAATAAAGTGTTCAGAACCTTCAGCCTTGTATTCTGTAGCCACGCCAGCGGCAACACTACTGTGCTGTTCACGAATGTTGCCATACTTAAACCACTCTGGCATAGCAGAAGCAAGCCAAGTTGGATCACAAATTTGTTCATCAGAATCTAAAGTATCGTCTGTGGCTTTACCATGAACCAGTAGTGAACCATCAGGCTGTTCATCCATTTTTAGGATTGCGGCATAAACGGCTGTGTCAGGTGTTGAAGTCATCTTTTCCCCATCTTGTAGTTGGTTGCGGATTTTGCTAGACCACGAAAACCCAGCATCACCACCCCATGCAGACCACGCCACACGCCCTGCAGATGGAAACCCATCTTCACCAGCGTTGAAGCCTAAAGCCTTCTTATCAACTTCGTGCCGTGAAAAGAATGAATACATCCGTTTCACAGTGTCAGCCGATAAAGCACGCCCTGCGGCTATGTCGTTTGCACGCTTACGCCCTGTTGCTGTGAACCCTGAACCTGCTTTGCCGTCAGCGATCCACGCTAGTGCGCGTTTGGCTTCTTCTACCATCCCTTGTGTGGGCTTATAGGTTTCAGCCATAGGTTACATTTTCGCAAACATTAGGGGTGTTTGTCTATTAGGTTATTTAACTTTCAAACTGGTTTTGTCTACGGCTATGCGTGCATCTTGTAAACAGTCCCCGTAACTATCGTGATCTTGTGTTGGGCATCCTGTGCGACAGACTGACACTATGACCAGTTACCAAAAGTATTAGTTGCGCCAGTGCCAACCTTGTAGACATTCATAAACGAACCAAGAATGAAATCAGGTGCGGCTGATGATCCAGCAACAGACTGAGTTGCGCCAATGTTAATGCGACCAGCAGTTGTCGCATTGGTGCGGATAAAACCTCGGAAGTTGATGTGATAGGTAAGTGCCGCCGTTGAAGTTATAGTGCCATCGGCAT